GATACCTTACCACTGCCTTGACGAAGGTTCATATATCGGTATAATATTATGTGGCGGGCGCAGGACCCAACCCCGGTGTCCGCCAACATATAAGAAGGGTTGGGAAAGGGGTTGGTGAACAATGTCAATGACTGTTGTAATCAAGGTTGAAAAGGTTCCGAGGAAGCTACTGGAACCCTATACGAATGTTGCCGAACCTATCGGGCAGATACCCGAAGGCGTTACCCTGTTGCCGAAAAAACGCGGCGGGTATCAGCAGATCGAAGTCCTCATTCAAGAGAAAATGGGACAGTATAAAACCCGACTTGCAGTCGCGCACGAGGTCTATCATTGCTATCAATATTTAGTCGGATGCCTTGATGATGAAACCAACACGTACAAGGTGTCTGAGGTTATGGTCAAAGCGCTCAAAGAACGGAAAAAGAAGGGAAAGAAATGAGGCTTTGTCAAACGTGTGGCGGGGAATATTCGCCAACGGGCCGTCGCCAGAAATATTGCCCTCAATGTAGCCACTCCCTACGCAAACGAAACCAGCCGAGGATCTGTGTCATTTGTGGTCAAGAATATCTGCCCATGGGGCCTACGCAGAAATATTGCGCGACATGTTCTCCGATAGTCAAACGACAGAAACAGGCCATTTCTGGAAAGGCGTGGGCACAAGAGAACCCCGACAAAATGTTGGCATATGGTACTACGATAAAGGCCCGTTTAACAAATGACAAGTGGCACGTGGCACATCCAGAAAGCATGGCGCTTGCTAGAAGAAAAATAAAGGCCAAGCGTAGGGTTTTGGGTTTTAACCCCCTGAACTCTCCTTTCCCAAATTGCGAAGGGCACCACATCAACGATCGCGATGTCATCTATATCCCAGAAGATATGCACAAAAGCGTCAGGCATAATATCTGGACCGGGAGGAACATGGAAAAAATCAATGCTCTCGCGGGAGCGTTCTTAACTGAGGATTGGACGTAATGCGGCTCATTGAAGTTTCAGATAAACGCAACGCCATCTATTTGTTACCAATAGGCGATTTACATTTGGGAAGCCCGCAGTCAAACCTTGCCAAGTTCGAAGGATATTTAACATGGGCAAAAAAAGAGAAGGCGTACATCTTTCTCATGGGGGACCTGTATGACATAGCCACTACACAGGGGCCGACATCTCCCTTTGAGTGTTCTATGCCTCTCCGCGACTGCAAGCACTATCTTCGAGATCGGCTCATGCCCGTCAAGCATTTAATTCTCGGGGGCATTATCGGGAACCATGAACAACGGCTAATCCGCTTTGCCAATGAAGACCTCATTGAGGACCTATGCGACACGCTTGAGATTCCCTACGCCCACTACAGCGCAGTTCTTCGATTGAATGTCGGACGCAAGACGGGGGACGCGGGCAAAACCGATACAACCCGCGTTCACTACACCGGATACTGTCACCACACGCGCGGGGGCGGTGGTACGCCAGGTGGAAAGTTGAACCGAGTTGCCAAACTGGCGGGTATCTTCGAGGGCGCGGACTTTCTAGTCGGGGCACATAACCACATGCAAGCGGGTGCCCCCATAGACAAGTATCATCTCCATGTATCGGCAGCAGGAAAATGCAAACTCTCCAAAGACAAGTTGTTTTTAGTTGATTCTGGCTCGTTTGTCGAATGGGAGGACTCGTATGCCGAAGAACAGGGGCTTGATCCAACCCATTGCGGCTGTCCGCGCATCAGGCTGGATGGGACGCGTAAGGATATCCACGTTTCAGAATAGTATCGTGACGCAGTAGCATGACGCAGTATGACGCAGTAGTAAGGTAATTCTTTACAACCGATGGTTCGCCTGTGAGCGATTAAAGCGGTGGCTATAGGCTACCCGCCAATTCATTCATCGTACCCCGCAAGGTTAGTCCTACGGGGGCAGCTAGGCGTCGGCGGGTTTGCGATGGCGCCCAATTGGTCCATAGGGTCAGAACACGGTGGCCACATCACCCTGCGAGGTGACTAAGGCACCAAGGCCCGCCAGCCTTGACCTCTTGCCCTCCTCTTCCAAAACGTACAGGACGCGGCGCAGTAAACCAGGCGGGGTGAATGGCCGTGAATATGGGGTGGAAGTTCCCCATGAAGGGCAATGTTTGAGCTGTAAGCAATTTCTTTACAACTGGTTCGAGCTCTCGGTCTTAGTACCGAACGGCCTTGATTAAATGGTGTTTTCTACTTCTAGAGTAGAGTAAATCATCAGCCAGTCGTACCCCCAGCCCGTTCCGTGACTGGGGGTCTTTTCATGTCTCGAATATGTAGCCTACCCCGCTGTCAAGTCGTTGCATCAATATTACTCCAGTCAGGGCTAGGTGGCATGAAAACCGTTCCAGTATTGCCCACAAACCTTAGTATTCATGGAGCAGGACGGCACTATCGAGTTGGATTATTCTAGTAGAATTATGCTAGTAGAGCGGAATGCATAACATAAACCATGGCACACCAAGGGTGCAATGGCTTAAGGTATCTGCCTTTTATACCCTTGACCGTATGCAGATCAGATGTGCAATGTGCAAATAATGCACATACTCCAATTACACAACATTTTGTTGTAAGTTTTCCCCGAAGGCGTAAGCAATCCTTACATGTACGCACGCTTTTGACAAGTAGGGGTGCGGGCTTGTCAACTTTATGGCAACTCACAAGGAATCCTTAACGGTTGGCAACCTTAAAATAATCTGAAGTATTCGGTATCTCCAAAGGGTTGCCCCGCAAAAGTGTGGTCAGGCACACTTATACGTCCGCAAAAGTGGAACGGTCACATATCGTTGACCATTCTTGTGACGAAATAGTCAATCGACACCTCCCGACACCTAGGCACACCTCCGCACACCTCGGGACAAACCCATCGAAATCGAGGGGTTTAGAATCTCCATGTCAAATTGTTGCGCTTTCGGTTAACTTTCTGAGTTGGATGTCAGCTATTTCCAAAATGGAAAGTGTTCGATACAAAAAGGGGCCATTTTTAGGGCATAAGCGCAAAGTAGACCAGTATATGTACGTCTCGATACTCCTTAGCCCCACCACGGGGCTAGAATACGATGCAACACATGAATAGTCGCTTTTCCAAACCCCACCACAGCAACCCCATCCCAATAAGGTGGGGTTTTTCTATACCCACTCACCATTGTGAATATTGCCTTCACATTGTGTCATTGACATGGACATTGGAAAACAGATATTGGTATCAGCAAAGCAACCGCAACACGAACCTTGACAATCCAACACGGCTCCCGCTCCTAGCCACTAAGGTGGGTACACGGTCCCAGAATACGCCACACAAATCTAGGCGGCGGTAACCGCAAGGGAAGTGCGTAGCATGAAGAACTTCGAGACGAGAGTCTGTCAACGGTGCGGAAAGGAATATCAACCGACAGGCAACCAGCAGAAATACTGTGTTAAATGTGGCCCTATCGCTAATCGTGAGAATGTAGCTAGGATCAAAAAAGCAGCTTATAGTGCCAACCCAGAGAAGTTTCGCAAGCAGGTCGGTGAATACCGCAAGGCCAACCCAGAGAAGGCTCACGAATGTGCCGCTAAATGGGCTAAAGCCAACCCAGAGTTGTGCCGTCTGTATTTCCTTAGATACTATAAAGCCAACGCTGAGTTGTGCCGTCTGCGTTCTGCCGAATACCGCAAAGCGAATCCAGAGACGGGACATAAACAGCACGTTAAATGGGCTAAAGCCAACCAGGAGGCTTTTGCTGTATATCGTTCCAAGCGGCGCGAAGCCAAGTATGCCAATACCCCCCTTGATGAAATGTTGACATCTGCTGAATGGCTGACGATTCTGGCCGAAGCCAATGGTCATTGCGCGTATTGTGATAAGGAAGCCAAATTGACACTTGACCACGTGATCCCTCTCTCAAAAGGCGGAAAGCATAGTAAAGACAACGTGGTTCCAGCGTGCACACATTGTAATAGCAGCAAGGGCAACAAGACGCTTGAAGAATGGAATCCCGCAGCAACGGGAAAGGGATGTGTGAGATGAAGAATCATCAAATGACCGTCCTTACGGGTTTTAGAATGGAATCCCTTAAGCAGCACGACCGCAAGAAGTATGACCGTATCAACGCGATGCTCATGGATGGATTGAAGGTTAAGTCTGACGATGTTGACTTTAATTCAGATCTTGGCAAACAACCCGAGAGGGTTCCTTTCCCCTGGGTTTGTCCCGCTGCGTGTCGTGAGTGCCCGATTGAGAATTGTACCGATAGACTAGACATGGGAGGTAAAGATGCTCAGCAAGAATCAACAAGCAGTGCTAGATAGTGTCAAGATTGATGTCAACCGCCATTTTCACTATGAGCGCACACATGATGGAAACGATGACGCGAACCTGACATTGGAACTTGACGACGGCGAGGTTTGCCTACATGGAACTTGCCAGACAGTTGACGAATTGGAGTATGCCGTTGCTAGATTGATTGCGGCATTCAGAAAGGAGGTCAGTCATGGAAAAGTACAACCCGATAGAACTCTGGCGTGGAAAGCGTAGCCCTTGTGAAGCGGCGTGGTGTCTCGGAGTAACTCCTCCGACATATCTAACCCTTGAAGTGGCACCGCATAAGATGCGCCTCACAACGGACGACGTTTTCGAGATTCAACGTATCACAAATATCCCACTAGAAGTTCTGATTGACTACCTTGAAACGCCCGCTCTTGCTTGACACGGGCGCGATTCCGAGTACAATATATACGGCAGTCTAGTGTGGACTTATAACCTACACGAAACCAAACTTCCCTTTGGGGGCTGCCACCATCAAACAAGGGAAGAAGGGGAAGTGAGAGACATGAGACTAGGTTCACACATGACAGACGAACAGCGAGCCAAAGAGTCTGCGTCAAAATTAGGACATACCACATCAATTGAGACGCGGGCAAAGATATCTTCGACACGCATGGGGATTAGGCCATCACCTGAAACTCGGGCAAAGGTATCTGAAATCCTTATGGGTCACGTCGTTACCCCCGAGACGCGAACAAAGACGTCAGCATGGCAACGGGGGCGCAAACTTTCGCCTGAAACATGTGCGAAGATAGCTATTGCGCATTGGAGGGGCGGTCAGAAAATGGCCGACGCCAGAACTCGCGCCAAGCGCCGCACGCTCGGTTTCAATCCTCTGAACTCTCCCCTTTTGGGATGTGAGGGTCATCACGTCAATCGGTTTGACGTCATCTATATGCCCACAAAACTACATCAAAGCATCCATCACAATCAGCATACTGGCAGAGGAATGGCACAGATGAACGCTATTGCCTACAATTTTCTATTCAAACAAGAGGTGGAAGCCGCGATTGCGGCAAAGGAGATCCAAAATGTTAACTGCGCGTAACGAGGGCGGGGAACGTATTCTGATTCCCGCTGGAACTCATGTAGCTCGCTGTTACGGAATCATTGACCTTGGAACCCAATATAGTGAGCGCTTTGGGAATTGGGCGCGGAAGGTTCAGTTTCAATTCGAGTTGTCGAATGAGCCGATGGACGATGGACGCCCTCTTGCCATCAGCAAGAAGTATACCATCAGCCTGAACGAAAAGGCCTCGCTTCGTAAGGACCTCGAATCGTGGCTTGGGCGCTCCATTACCGCCAAGGAAGAAAAGGAAGGGTTTGCACTTGGTTCTATGTTGGGCGCGCCGTGTTTGCTTTCCGTGATTCACGCTGAGAGTGGTGGCAAGACGTACGCGAATGTGGCGGGCGTGATGTCTGTACCAAAAGGAACAATCGTGCCCGAACAGAGCAATCCTATGATTTCCTATGATGTGGAAAACGGCAAGGACGCCGTATTCACCAAACTCCCTGAATGGATTAGAACCGTGATTGAGCAGAGCAAGGAGTTTAAGGACGGCGATGAACCCGAGACAGAGGAAACAGCACCCGACACTTCAGACACCTCTATGCCATTTAGCGACCCTGAGATGGCAATTCCTGAAGAACCAGTCGCGCCGCCTGAGACCTATGTCTACGGCCCGAAAACATATACCAGAAGTGAGTGGCTTGCCAACCTTCATCAAGCGGCCACCGTTGCCAACCTTACTGAGCCATCAGACATGGACGCCATGAAACGCGACGATCTTCAGGCTAGTGGAAAAATCATCATCAAGCAGTTGCAGGATTGGAGCGCGACGAACAAAAAGGCGAAGGCAAAGGTGTGAAATGGTCACAGCAGAAGAACTTGTTGCAAGTCTCACAACAACCTATGACGTGGCGGTGGTGGCCGCTTTCGTGGAGATCAGCCGTGGCAAAGCACCGATGGACGTTATGCAAGGACTTTTTGAACTCGCACAGGAACGGGTAGTAGAAGATCCACAAGCGTTTGGGCTGAGGTGGACAACATGCTAGTCGCTAAGGGGTCGTCACCAAATGAACTCATGGACGAAATGCAGGATGCGTTATCGGATCTCGGAAAGGACATTGAGACCTATTCCGCACAACTCACCAAGCTTGTCGAAGCAGACAATACCTATAAGGAAACGTATGCCACGGTCTATCTGACCACGAAGGCAAGCGGTGAAAAGATGACGGTGACAGAAACGGACTGTACTGTTGTCGGGAAGGTATCAGCATTGAAACGAGCCGCAGACATTGCCGAAGCCTTGATGAAGAGCACCCGTGAGCACATGGACTGGGAACGCAAGCGTATCGAAGTCGCACAGTCCATTCTTGCATTCTCACGCTCGGAGCTTGAACATACCCCGAACGCAGACCCGATTTGGAACACTAGGAGTGGTGTGACATGAACCGTGACTTGGCGTTGTGGCTTGGCATGGCTATGGGGTCGATGGTGGAGCATGAACCGAGAGATGGGCATTGTGAAAAGGACGGAAAACACTGTACCTTTTTGGAGACCGATTTTTGTTCCTGTTATAGTGTTCCATTGGAGATAGACTCAGAAGGCCACAAGAGATGTAGTATGTGCTGGAAAACCAACTGCATGATTGCGAGGAAAGTATGAGCACCATGATGGCGTTGGAACTTCGCAAGCACGACCTCAGGGTTGAGATGGTCAAGTGTGTCAAGGCAGAGGGCAAGACAGCAATGACGACTATGAAGGTGTGGCACAAGATTATCGAATGTCAGCGGGCGGAAAGCTATCTGCGTCGGACCTAGTTCTTGCCTTGTATCGCGCACCCTTTATGGTATAATGATTATGGCAGCTAGTGTGGCCTTCGAACCCACACGAACAACGGTCTTATCCCCGCCCGCTGCCAACAAGTCAAACAGGATAAGAAAGGATAAGTGCGAGACAGTGAGACAATACAAAACAAAGATTTGTTCCAAGTGTGGTCAAGAATATCAACCCAAAAGTGGCAATCAGAAGTATTGTTTTGTGTGCAAGCGGGAAGCAAAAACCCTGCGCAATCACGGCTACTATATGAGAGATGTGGCCCTTGTTGCGGCAAGAACGAAAGCACGACAGACGGCCCTTCGTGTCGCCCATCCACAAGAGGTCAAACAACGTGGTGCAGCGCAGTCTAGGCGTTTTAGGGCATTGCATCCCGACCTTATTCACGAGATTAATACAAAATATTATGCGACGCATCGAAACGAGATAATAGCGCAAATATATCGCTATCGCTCTACTCATTGTGACCAAATACGCATTATCGAAGACAGACATACGGCCAAACGTCGCGCCCTTGGTTTCATTCCTCTAAATATCTATTTCTTCGGTTGTGAGGGTCATCACATCGACAAAGAGCGTGTCATCTTTATCCCCGCAGAATTGCACAAAAGTGTCCGGCACAATATCTGGACTGGTAAAAACATGGACAAAATCAATGAGCTAGCCTATGAATGGCTGGCAAAGGAGTGCAACGCATGATTATTTTCATCGCTTGGTTCATTCTCTGTCTCATGGTAGCTGGGCTATGGAGTTGGAAGGGCAGAAGTTGGGCCGGGGGTTTCTGGCTTAGTTTCTTCTTATCCCCCCTTGTCGGTTTCATCATCGGGCTATGCATTGCCCCGGCAAGGCGAAGGTAGGGTCGCGCTACTGGGTTGCATCAAACACGAAAGGTGGTATACTAATAACGGTGGCCTATGCAGGGTTCATGACCTAGCGGAAGCCGGACCTGTCCCCGGGGCCACCGTTATTCAATCAGACAGGAAAGGACAGGTGAAAGACAATGAAATACATGGGATACAAAATCAAAAACTGTCTAATCTGCGGTGTGCCATTTCAGTCTACGAACAATAGACAGAAGTGGTGCGTAGAATGCAGGCCCCAAGCAAAGCGCAATCGTCAAGCATTGTGGCAAGTGGCCCATCCCAACTATTTGAGTGGCTGGCGTTCTAGAAATCCTTCCGCTAATGCGCTGACTGTTGCCGCGTGGTGCCAAATGCACCCCGAAGCACGGAGCGTCACTAGAAAAAAGTCAAATGCTAAACGCCGAGATCTTGGGTTTGTGCCGCTGAATCAACCTTTCGATGGTTGTGAGGCCCATCATTTTGACCGCGACCGCATTGCCTATATCCCAAAAGAACTTCATCGTAGCATGGGGCACAATGTCTGGACCGGTCACAACATGGAACAAATCAATGCCCTGGCCCTTCAATGGCTGGCACAAAATCCATGAAACCCGACAACAAGGGATCGTGGGTTGCCCTCTACACGAAAACGGCAGACAGCGATTCATTCCAGCCCCTCAGCTGTGCCGAACGCAGCGTATTCCTTCAGAGTTTCTTTTTGGCGGCTCGAATGGAATATGACTGCTCATATCATCGGCGTACCTATCACCTCCTTCCTGGCCAATTTGTCTGTACCCTCTCCGACCTTGCGCAACGCTCTGGAAGGGGCTGCTCGGTTAAAATGGTGCGTCGAACGCTTGACAAGTTAAAAGCGTGTTCGACGTGGGCAGACGGTAGGGCAAGTCAGAGGGCAGACGCACCACACCTGATAACCTTCATTAATTGGGGTTCTTATCAATGGTCTCCGGCAATAAGGGCAGACGATAGGGCAGACGATAGGAACACGATAGGGCAGACGGAGGGCATTCAACCGCTGTTCGCAAGCGAAGAAAAACATGCCTTACAAGGTAATAAGAAGGTTATTACACAGACAAGAGAAAAGACTATGTCCACCTTGTCCCCCGAAGTTTCAGAAGTTCTTGCATACCTGAATGAAAGGGTCAAGAGAAACTTCAAGAACCCTGGCGATATTCCTGCCCGTTTGAAAGACTACTCTGTCAAAGATTGTAAAACCGTCATCGACAAAAAGTGCAAGGAATGGCTTGGCACCGATCTTGCGCGTCACCTTGACCCTGTTACCCTTTTTCGCCCCTCAAACTTTGACCGCTACCTGAATCAAATCGAGGTTTCTAGCGAGATGATGACATTCAATCAATGGCTGGATGAACACCCCGATCTTGACTATCGCAGGTTTGATGGAGGACTTGCTCAGGCCGCAGGGTATCAGCGAGCCTTGCGAGAGGCAGAAAAGAACCCATTAGTCCATTTGGACGATGTTGATTATCGCAACTACAAGCGAGCTACGCAAATCAAGACACGCGAGGCACAAAATGATATTCAGGAGGCGAAGAGATAATGGACGGAATTGGTAACGTCATGGAACGCCTTACTCAAATGGCGTCAGATATTGCCCCCATGGAAATGCTTGTTCGCGAGGAAATTGGGAAAATGGATGAACACACATTCTGGACATCTGTTTGCCATAGCGTTATTGCGGATTCCCTTGAAGATGTACCTGAGGGAACTCACTTATTTCAGTGCGCTTGGAACAACCGAGAGATTTTCAACGAACGAAACAATCCACACCACTATCTGATTGCTAAAGACCCCGGCGTTCCAATGCGTAGAAGTGAACCAAAGCCCGAGATCCAGGTCAATATTGCACAACTGGCAAGGTTCGCTATGCCTTGTCCTTATGAGGGATTGGAACGGTGCCCGCGTAGAAACTTCAGGTTTGCGAGCACTAACCAAAACGAGAAACGAAGAGATGCAAAACCTATATGGGAAGATGAGAAATCGGAGGTGAGATAATGGATTTAACGGACATGGACTTGACAGAAGAAACGAAGAACTCGATAGATCGGTCGAAGAACTCGATAGATCGGTTAAAAGAGATGGCGGACATTTTTTCGCACATGGCACATGATGCTGAAATGATCTTGCGTGTATTGGCTGCAAAGTGACCGCATGGCCCGAGGAGGTCAAGCATGACAAAGGTTGAGGACGATAAGTATCTGTTGAGCATATTCGAGGATGTTGCCAAGACTCAAATTCCTCCACAAACGGCATACGCATGGATTCAGAAGAGATTGACCGCCGCTCATGCCGAAGGCGTGGCAGAGGCTTTGGAAGAAGATGACTATGCCATAGAACGTGTTGCCCTAGTGATAGCGTATGAGAAGGGCAAAGCAAAAGGCGTGGCAGAGGGGGTGGCAGCAGAGAGAGCGGCATGGGAGGAAGTTGTGCGGATAACAACTGGGGTGTCGAACGCCCCCATCCTCGCGCCCACAAAGGGGGAGCTATGAACTGGGAGATATTTTGGGAAGTGTTTGTTGTGGGTTTGGTATCCTATCTGTTGGGGTATGCACAGGGTTGGCGTAACGGAGACAGGCCATGACCCTTGAGCAACTCGTTCCAACCCTTGAAGTCTGCCAGCAGTTGAAAGCCGCAGGGTTCCCGCAGGACACGGCGCTCCGATGGTCAATGCAACATGAGCCGCATATCCCCGATGTTGAACCAACGTGGATGTCTACTGCCTTCAACGAGCCGATTCTCTGTGCCGCACCCACGGCTAGCGAACTGGAAGAATGGCTAATGACCAGGGGCAAGAATACATCGCTTGTCATAAGTCCCGACTTCATGAGTTACTGGCAATCAGTGAGACGTCGGCCCCATAGGGTTGCGGTTGTCACTCGCGTTGCCGCTCTTGCCGCTCTTGTGCTGGAGGCGGCGGGATGAACTACGACAGCATGAGCGTCCATGAACTTCTTATGGAATTGACCTATGAATCAGAAGAACTGGGAGTGAATACTTATGTCAAGCCTGATTATCGAAAAGACCTTCCTGCCATTGAATCCGCCCTTCGCAAGGCCGTCATCCGAGAGGCAAGCGTGGGGAGCATAGGTATCCGGTTGCCGGTAGACGAATACCCCGTGATTGATGGTTTGACATTGACCCGCAAGGATAGACCGTACGAGTGGCACGCTTACGACCTTATTTCAAAGGAGACCCATGACTGACTATAACAGCATGAAAGTGTTTGCGGATGAGTCGGGCAATCTTGTTGACATCAATGGCGCGGTGCTGGTTTCTGCTGAGAAGCGTTCTAAGTGTGAGGTCTACAGCCGTGTGGTTGGCTATCTGAGGCCTGTTTCCCAGTGGAACAAGGGGAAAAAGGCGGAATGGGCAGACAGGCGGGATTTTGAAGCACCAATGGAAGAAATCATAGAAGAACATCAACACTAGCATCTAAATCGCAGTTGGGGCAGCAACCCCAGGAGGTGTGAGAGTATGGTCAATACGCGTGTCAAGCGCAAAATTTCAGGCGAAGTCGTGCGGGTTGAAGAGACCCCGCGAATCAAGGTCAAGGTCAAGAAACCCGTCTCTCGTTCCGTAAAACTTGCTCACGATCGAGCGAAGAGCAAACGGAAACTCATTCAGGAGAACGATTCAATCCTGCGAGCCTTGGCGCTCATGCGGGACGGGCGGTGTGTGGTTCCCAGTTGCAAGACCCCATTGGATAATCTTCAGATGAGCCACATCTATTGCAAGGGGAAATATCCTCACATGCGGTGGCTGCTGGACAACGTTGAAATCCGATGTGCGGGCGATCACAAGTTCAAGAAGGGTTCACCGCATGGAGATCCAGCGGGCTTTGCCTTGTGGCTCATTCATCTCCCATTGAAACGCATGGTGGGGCTGCATGAGCAAGCGGCACGGTTGGACATCAAGGTTGACGATAGTTTTATCCGAGGATGGAATGATGCTCTGCGGGAAATGTATCGCAGGGCAACTGGCTCGAAGTGGGGGGAATGATGACCGGCGATCAGTTGCGTCCTCTCGAAAATCGTCCCTATCTTGACCAATGGCAGAAGCGCCTCTCGGATCCCGAACCTATCAGCAAGAAACCCAAACGCAGACCCAAGGTTAAGGTCTATGTGGCGGGGCACAAGACTTACAGGTCGGGCGAGCGGAAGGTGAAGAAATGAGGCACTCAGAACCCATGACCCGCGTTGAAGTCATTACTGCCATTCTGGTTACTCTCCTAACGATTGCTTTCTTTTTGTGGGTTATCGCCATTTGTGGCGCAATGCTTAGCCAACCCGCAACGAGCGATCGGGTCAATCTCCGAATTGCAACCCGTCAGGCGGTTCCAGTTATACATTCAGATGTGCCCGTTTCACGCGGTTCCAGCCCGATAGCAACGATTTACATGGAATGTACGGCCTATTCCCCGACCGTAGCCCAAACGGACGCCAGTCCATTGATTACCGCATCAGGAAAGAAGGTTTATGTTGGCGGTATCGCAGCAGACTTGGATGTCCTGCCATTTGGCTCAATCGTCATCATTCCAAACTATAACAACGGCAACCCCTGTATCGTCATTGATACCGGTGGTGCAATTCAGGGCAATAAGCTGGATGTGTTTATGTGGAAAACTGAGGACGCGCGGCAGTGGGGCAGGCGTAGAAATGTCAGGGTACAGGTGCTGTACATCCCGAGGTTGCCATGAAGGGATATATTGAGGAGCCGTCCTTGTTTGGTGGCCGCAATTTCTGTTGTGGTTTTGGCGATGAAGAGTTCAGGGTTGTGGAAGTATCGAGGGACATTGCCAATCGCATGATAGTTGAAAATCACTACAGTCACAAATACTATGCCGCCAGCTATATTCACTTAGGGGTTTACATCTTGAAGCGGTTGGTTGGAATCTTGCAGTTTGGGTATGCCATGAATCCCGCTAGTCAGGACGGGGTTGTTTCGGGAACGGAGATAGATGAATACTTGGAACTAAACAGGATGTGGTTGCATGATGATGCCCCGCGTAACAGCGAAAGCCAAGCGATTTCATATGCCATTAAGTATATTCGGCGTAAGTTTCCAAAGATCAAGTGGATCCAATCTTTTGCAGATGAACGATGTGGCAAGTTTGGGATTGTCTATCAGGCGGCTAATTTCAAGTATTTTGGGGAACATGACAGTACCTTTTGGCAGTTGGGCGACGAATGGTATCACAATAGCCTGATGACGCGAAATCCAGAATTGTCTAAGTCGGCGGCGTTCATTCAGAAACACAAGGAGGACGCCATTCCCATAACCCTACGCCAGTTTCGGTACATCTATTTCATTGACCGCAGGGTGGAGAAAAACTGTGTTTTGACAATGGTTCCGGCCCCAAAGTATTATGCGGTTGAAGAGGTGACAGCATGAGTGGCGGTAGTTATGTTCCGACGTACCGTCACCAGAGAGAAAATCCCTATACCGAAAGAGTCCACACAATCCGCGTGCGTCAGAAGTCCCCTCAAAAGGTGCAGGAGGATATTGCGCCGACCCTTCCCGAGATTGCAGTCAAGGCGGGCTACACCGTCATCAGCAACAACGCGCCAACGGTTATGGAATTGGCTGGAAATGGGAATTGGTTCCCAGTGGCAATGGCATGTCGGAAGTTCGTCAAGCGTGGCATACCCGGTCATTTCTGCGACCACATTACCGTTGTTGTCCGCAATGCAGACGGAACACGCGAGTTGCGGGATGTGGGGATCAATCAGGTGAGATATGGGAAACTGCCAAGCGTGGGGTGCGCTCCGGTCCGCAGGGGTAAACAGGGGTGGTGGGGGGTGAGGAGAATGTATCGGCGCTTTAGCTCCCAGCTGACAGCGCATGGGGTCAAAGTGTATTTGGGAACGTTTGCGACTCAGGAATTGGCGGCAAGAGCAAGAGACCGGTATGTTGTTGACCACGAGTTACAGGTTCCTCTCAATTACCCAGACGAGATACTGGAACCTTTGGAATGCGCATTGGCGAGGGCATGTGGGGTAACGGTATGAGATATTTCCGTGTTGGGAATGATTTAGTTGCGGAGTTCGCGCTTGTTCTCAATCTCGGCCCCGAGATTTGCGAAGTAGGGTCACAAG